CTAGCTTCTACTTTTTGTAACCTTACAGCTTCTTTTGCCTTGTGAATCTTAGCTGCTCTTTCAGCAATAATCTGATCCCACGTTGTAGGGCCAAACCTCATGTTAATTATAAACTTTAATTCTTCTCTTTTTTCTTCTAACAGTTTCCTATTAATAAAATCATTTGCACTACTTTCAACAGAACCAAACTGCTCTGCTATAGACATGCCTTTGCCTTGACCTTTATTCATCTGTTCTTCACCAAGAAAGAACCCATCTATCTGTTTAGCTATACCTGATATATCTTGTACTGTTGAGATATTAGATTTGATAAATTCTACAGATTTTTGAACAAGAGCAATCCCTGTCAGAATCTCTGCAACAACCATCTGTATATCTCTTTTATGTAATTATGTTTTTAGAATAATGCTTACAAGTAAAGCAATCGTTGTCGCAGCCGTACCGATCAGCACATTCTCTAATCTTTTTGTCCTATTGAGAAGTTCTATAAATCTTTCCTGGCTAAGTGCTGCTAGTGTATCTAGTTCAGCTTTGACAGATTGCACACTAGGTTTAGCCATTATTAGACTCCATCATATTTTGGCATATCTGAATTTGGCCATGTCTGGTTTGCACTTGGTATACCTTGTGATGTAAATGATTGAGCTGTGCCATCACTAGACAACCCTGTCAATGATACAACTGCTGCATCTCCACAATTACTGTGGCTTTCTGATAATTTAAAGGTATTAGTTGTTTTTGATATTACAAAATACGTTGAATTATTTACCAGTCCACCAATAACTTGTGCAACTTCATTATCAGAATTAACACCTACATTGTAATGAACCTGTTCATCATTTACAAACCCATGACCATTACTTGTTATAGTATTATTTGTTGTGCTAACGATACTAGATGACGTTGCATCTATTATTTTAGCTGTATTAGATGAACCTGCTGTTGTTTCATAACAGGCTTTTAAACCATCAATATCAGAAGCATTATTAATAGCTGTTTTAAGTACAGAGTAATTAGTTCTTACAGCCGTTCTATATGCAGTTACCTCACTTGGTATAGCAACATCTGTTTCTGTTTTGCGAACTACATACCAATCAGTATTATTTAACAGACTAGCTGAAGTGCTTTTGGCTTGTATTACTTTTATTGCTTGTAAATCTGCAAGTGGCTTTGGTAGTAAAGCATCGTTATCAGAGTTCCAACCATAATAATAAAAATTATCAAATGGTGCTAAATCATCTTCCCAAGTTAAACCAATAGCTTTTTTTTGTGCATCTGTCCAAATACTCCAGTTAGTAGGATGCCTAATGTTACTATCATCAACCCAACTTTTACCAACTTTAACATGAGTGCCATCACTTTTTTTCCAAACCATCTTACTGTCTCCTATCTTGCGTTTGCATACTTGAATGGTGCTTCGGCAAATGCCATGTAAATGTGTGTTCCATCATTAACTGAACTGTGTGTTGCTCTAAATTTTAAACCATTACTTAAAAAATCTACCCTATCATTATCAGATTCAGCATCACTACTACTTGGATATAATTCAGGTCCAATAACATTAAATGTTTGTCTTGTGCTGTCATACAATCTCCAATTATTACCTGCGGCACTAGTTTGTTTAATTAAAACAAAAGCAGGTCTAAATCCAGTAAAGACAAACGTACCATCTGCATTACCATTTCCACTATAACTGCTAAAACGGCTGTAGCCTTCTACTGAATGGAAACAATAGGCTACTAAATCATCACCTGATTTATTTTCAACATCACCACTACCAATACTAAAAACAGTTGAAGTTGGAGCAGACCTTGCACTATTAGATTTTCCATCAGTAAGATTTAGCTGAAGCAAATCCGAACTGCCGTCAACAGCAGTTGTTCTTACAGTCCAATTTCCTGCCGTATCTCTGTTTTTTATGATAACAAATTGAGGTGCAACACCTAACCCATGTCCTACTGTAGCACCTGACGTAGCATTACCAGTATAAGTAACAATGCTAAACCCTGCATCTGTGTTTGCACTTACACTACTCGTAATACTACCATCTGTATTGCTTACAGCAGTTCCTCCTGCTTTCCAGTTCCAAGATACAAAAGTACGACCAGAGCCATTTACTCCATTATCACTACCTATTGTGAAACCATCACTATCAAATGACAGCAATTGAGTTGTAGAATTGTTTAGTTCAGCCTCTGTAAGATTTGAGAATAGTTGCCTATCATTACCCCTAACAGAATCTTGCAAAACATGATTGTCTGATACACTTCTTGTTTTGAGCCAAACCCAATCTGGCTGAAACCCAACTCCAGTTATAGATTGTGTAGAACCATTACCAGTCCAAAGAACTGTATTAAAATAATCATCAGCTTGTGTAAGAGCATTAGGACTTATGGTTGGTTCTGGTAGGTTAGATGTGCATAATGCAAGGAATCCTGATGGTGGAGCATAAGCAAAATCGCCTTTGCCATTTGCATCTGTGTTGCCTTGTGCAGTTTCATTTCCTGCAAAAGAACTATCTTGTCCATAGTTAACAATTAATGTGTCTGTTGAAGTTTGTCTAACAAAAACTGGTGTTAAATTACCAGTTACACTTGTATGTCCTGCATTAGTTGTAGTTCCTGCTTCTATTTGTGCTTTTACTGTAGCACTATTGGAACTCCCATCTCTATTGAACCAACTATTTTCTTTTCCAAACCATATTGCATTATTATCTGCATCAAGTGCTACCATAATTATTTCACCATTAGCAACTTCATTGCCATAATCAAGTGAAGAAGCATTATTAAATAATATTCCTTTATTTGAACCACCACCATCTGTGAGCCATGCCCATTCATAAGCATCTATTCCTGCATCTTCATTTGCCATAACATAATTTTCAACATCAAATACACCCATTCCAAATCTATTAGAACTGCTTTGCCTTACTTCCCAATACCATTTGCCACTTGATACTGCAAAAGTAGAGGGTGTTCTACCACTATTACCACCACTAGTTATAACTGCTTTAAGGTTGCCCTCTGATAATGCAGAAGAACTTTGTTTGCTTAAAGGATTAAGTGTCGCAAAGTTATTCTCTGGACTATCAGGCATATTACAATCAGATGCTACTATACCACTAGATGTAAAATGATTTGTATTGCCACTTGTGTCAGCACCTATTGTTGATGTTGATGCTGTGCCTACTCCAGTTTGGTCAAATTGTAATCTAAAACCATTAGTACCATATGAGCCACTATATTTCTTTGGTATCCATACACCATTCTTAGTTTGACCAAAGTATGTTGGGTCTAATGCTTGACCATCAACAAAATTAAATTCTCCAATATAACCATCAAAAAATCTTCCTGCACTTCCTAAGTTCAAAGCACCAATCATTTGTTTATTACTGCCACCAATATCAAAATCAGTATTTTGTGATGGGAAAGTTCCAGAAATAGTACTTTGCTCACCATTGACATATAGCTTTATTCTATTCGTGTCTGTTCCTTGTGTCGTATCAAAAACAGCAACCAAATGATACCAAGCAGAAACATCTCGTCTTAATTGACTAGTATTTTTTACGGATTGTCCATTTGCACCTATTTGAAAATAATATTCACCACTATTTGTTTTAAAATTTAAATCACAGTTTGTCGTTCCACTTACATTTTGACCACACCAAATAAAAGAATCAGAGCCAGTTTTTAGATTACCTAACTTTACCCAAGTTGATACAGTAAATGTTCTGGTAGATGTTGATGAAGTTGATGGTGTCCAATAAAGATGATTGCTACTGCCACTATCTAACCTCAATGACTGTGTAGCAACATTATTATAGAAACCACTTGAAGGATTGGCAAACCAGAATGAACCTGCACCTGTCATTTATTAGGCCTCTGCAAATGCTTTTTGAGCAGCACCTAGATGTATTTTCCCATCTGCTTGAACAAAGTAAGGTACAATGTCTATTGCATTAGCTGCTGTGCTTAATGTAATTGATGTTCCACCTGCTACAAAATATCTATCATCTGCATGGGATAATGTTCTGCTACCTGTGCCATCTTGTATAAATACAAATATACCTGACTGTCCTGCCACCTCATCACCAGGGTCTTGTAAAACTATGTTACCTGTTAAGGTAAGTATAAAATTTGTGTACTGCGAAAAGTCAGGTGTTACGTTGCCTGATTGTGATCCTGCTGTTTGTGTATTCGGTACATTACCTGCACCAAATGTAATCGCTGTACCTGTACCTGCATCAGATGCAATACTATCTAATGCTATACTTCCCACATTTGTTATATTGTTATCATTAAAAGATGTAGCACCTAAAGATATTGTGCCTGTGGCTGTTAGATTACTTGATCCAACATCTATTGCACCAAAACCACTTGTGATTGATCCACTATTTAAAGCACCTGTAGTAACAATACTAGAACTACCTGCTACGGCAGATGCACCAATATCTGATAAAACCTCACTTGCACTTCTGCCTTCTATAGCTGTGCCATTGACCCTTAAAAAGTCATCATCTGCAACACCAGATGTAAACTTAGGTACGTTGTTATTCGATATTCCAGTATCTAAAGTTGCTGTTGCTGTAATTGCAGTACCATTTAATGTTATAGCATCGGCTTCTAATGTACCATCAAAATCACCATCTACAGCATCTATATTACCTTTAAATATTGTTGCACTAACTGTTCCTGTACTTGGGTTATATGCAAAATCACCATCAGACTCTAAACCAACATTTCCTGTAGCAGAAGCATCTTCTATAAATGGTATTAGGTTTTCTTCATTGGTGTTTTCATTGTCAGCCACACTTACATGAGTTGCATTTGTAGCCGTTGTGACTGTAGTACCTGCAATAACTGTAGCTAAAGAAGTACCACCAACTGTTATCGCATCAGCTTCTAATGTGCCGTCTATATCTGCATCACCACTTACATCTAATGAACCTGCATCAAGTTCACCTGTTAATGTAATATTTCTAAAACTAGCAATGTCCTTATTAGCATCTACTACAACTGCTTTTGAAGCTGTAACAGTTCCACCTGTTAACCCATCTAGCATTTCTAGTTCGGCTTCTGATAATTCTGCACCTGATCCTAGTGTTAAGTTACCACCAACTGTTAAATTACCTGCAACGGCTAACGTACTACTTGCCACAGTAGAGTTAGGAGTATGAGTTAGATAGGTTACAAACGATCCACTTATCTTACTACCTAGAGTGAGTGTGCCACCATCTGAAATACTAAGTTTATGTTGGTCAGCATTATCATCGCCCTGATCTGCTTTTAACACCACATTTAAAGCAGCACCTTCCACATTAGCAGCTATTTCTAAACTATCGTTTGTGCTTTCGTCATACTGTATAGCTATGTCAGAATTTGTGCCTAATAATACAGTCTGGTTATCAATGACCGATAAACCTACTGCAAATGGTATTTTAGCTGTGGCTGTTTGTGTGCCATCTTTTAATAACGCAGTCGATAAACCTGTAGCTATTCCATCAAACTCTGTATCCATGCGATCTGCTCTGATCTTGATGCCATTATCTCTGTCATCTGTCCAATCATAGATTCTTGAGAATGTACCACTACTATATGCCATTAAACTGGGCCTCCTGGTATAAATTGAAAATTACTTGATAAAATACTTATTGTTTGTGTTGTGGTTTCAACTTTAACTCTTAAAGAAGCTGACCTTCCTAATCTTCCCACAACTTTACGTTTTTGAATAATACCTGCACCTGTCGTGTCAGCCCAAAAATCCTGATCCCATTCGGCTGAATCCCATGTGGCTAAATCACTTGTAAAAGCACCACTAGCTAAATTAAGTCCAGATGGGGCTGCTTGATCTACAGCTACACCAAAATCAAAATTAATATCTCCTAATGCTTCAAGCATAGGTGCTACTGACGTAAACCTTTTTAATGATCCTCTGTCACCAAAATAATTATATGCAAAACTTAAATCAGCCGTAATCGCTGCTGTTAAATCTGCTGTGCCACCCACCTTATAAACCTTGCCACCTGTTGTGCCAAAATAAGTATCACCATTATAATTAGACCAAACTAAACTAGGTATATTTTGAAATATAGACCAAGCCCTAGTAATAGGATTAAAAACGTGTTGGTTATAAGCATCTGTTCCATCACCTGTTGGATAATTAAAATATACTTTTGATCCATCAGCCGAAACGTGTACTTGCCAACCAGTAGTTGTGCCTGTTAAAGCAACTTGTCTTATGACTGCACCTCTAATCTTTTCACTTATTGCTGCTGCTTTATTACCTACTAAATCCTGTCTAAAAACCTGTGATAATGGCAAATAACCTTCTTTGGTCATAACAATTAAATCACCACCAAGTTTAGCTATGGCTCTAGGCTCATTAATAGGTTCTGCAATCCTAAAAGTACCAACTAACGCAAAGCTAGATGCACTTGGATCAGTACCAGTATAAACCAAAACCTCACCACTACTCATTATTAGTGTTAGTAAATCATCAATTCCTTCTCCACCATCAACAGTCAAAACACCGATCTGAATTAAGTTACCACCAAAAGTACCAACTAAACCTACAGGAAACTTTGTAAAATTACCTTGATGTGTGTCTACTGTAGCTGAATAATAAAAGTTTTGATCTACACCTGTAAAATAATAAAGCCTGTTTTTAAATGCTGTAACACCCTTTAGTGTTGATGCACTAGCACTATCTGACAAGGTTATACTAAGGTTTGATGCTGAACTGCCATTCCAACTAAAGGGTGTATCTGCTCCATTTACAAAAATGGTTAATCCATTGAATTCTACTGTTTGAAACCTACCATTTGATAAGCCTGTTTTTTTACTAACAGCACTACCAGTATCAATCTGATACAATGTGCCATTTGATCCGACTGCTAATAACTGTCTGTTAGAACCTGCATTATGTTCAACTAATGTCTCTACGTTTCCTGATCCTATGCTAGTACAAAAACTAGAAAAACCATCTCTTATTGTTACTTTTTCCACAGTTGGAAACCAATTAGACATAACAATAGCATCTGTTTGTGGCATAGCATCAAGACTGTCTCTTGAGTTTAAACCACCAATGGGTGCAGGTAATGATACAGATTTAACTCTATATCTGTTTGCCGTTTGTATAGGTTGTAGCATTAAACACTTCCATAGCCACTATCAGGTAAATTGTAACTATAAGGACTTACCCTCAATCTCCTTGCATCATCTAGGCTTATTACAGGTGAGCCACCAGAACGTGATACAGCCTGTCTTAACTCTAATTGGTATTGTCTAAAGTCTTCTGCGTAATCAAGCCCATGCATCTGTTTAAATCGCCAGGTAACACCTAATTCTATCAATAATTCATCTAATATGCCTGTATCAGTAT